GATGGGGTAAGTAGGTTTGATGGTAAGGTAGGAATTGGTGGTGTGACAAATCCTGCGTCTTATCATGCTAATGCCGATGACCTTGTCGTTTATTCAACTGGCAATACTGGAATTACTCTAGCTACCAATGACCAGAGTTCTGGCAGAGGAACTATTTATATGTCTGATGGAACGGCATCAGATGCGGAAAAACACGCAGGGTATATTACCTACTTACATTCTGACAACTCAATGTACTTCGGGACGAACGGTAACGCTTCAGCGTCTTTTTATTTAGATGCCAATCAGAAGGGCATCTTTGTTACAGACGTACAGATAGGTACTGGCACTGCTGCTGATAGAAAAATAGTCTTTGACGGTAACACCCAAGATGCTTACATAGGCATGGACGATTCTTCTGACTCACTCACTATACAGCTTGGGTCAACCGTAGGGCATTCTACTAATCCTTATATAGCCTTGCGGCCTGCGGATGGAGGTTCATCAACTGTAGGACACTATCTGGCTGAAGCACATGCTGGTACTTTTACAAGTGACGGCTCATCTACTGTCGTAATCGGAGCATCATTCGGACATGATTTAGTTGCTGCAAATGGAGACACAAGTTACCACACGATAGTACAAATGGGTGGATGGGCTGGTGGTTCAGTAACTACACAAGGCAACTCTGAAACTATTCCAGTAATCTCCACTTTAATGCTTACTGAACCTACTATCACAGTTGGTAGTGGTGATACCGTAACAACTGCGGCAACTCTGTGGATTAATAGCGTAGCGACTGAAGCCACCAACAACTATGCCCTGTTTGTGGACGCTGGAACCTCTAGATTTGATGGAGTTTGTTTACATTATGACGGTGTTCAGCTTGGGTATTCAGGAACGAATACTGGTGAAGACCTATTAGCATACGGTGACACTTCTGGATATTACATGTGGTGGGATGCGTCTGCTAATTCACTTCTTATAGGTGATAGTGCTAATGGTCAAATGACTTCGGGAATCACCATCAATCAAGGTGCTGCTGATGACGAAATACTGACATTTAAATCTTCTGATATTGCTCATGGAATGACCAGCAATACTGAAACTGATACGTTTGCTTATTTTGTGAAAGCCTCTGGTGATGAAGGTGGTCTTGGAATACAAGGAGTTACAGAAGTAACCACAGGTTTATCTTTAACTGGAAGGGGTGTGACTGACAATACCACTAAAGGGGTTGGTGCTTCTCCCTATGTACGTATACAGGCTAGTAAAAAATCTGGAAGCAGTAGTGTAGCAGTAGGGTCTGACGCAAACATACTGGGAATATTTAATCACGCAACTTGCAGGTTTATTTTTGATGCTGAAGGTTCAGCCCATGCTGACGTTGAGTGGACTACGTACGATACTTATGACGACCTTGCTGTAATAGAAGATATGGAAGGGGAGTTACTAAGTAGAGAGGAAGAAGGCCAAACGTCACGGCGAAAGATGCTAGAAAAAACAGGCATCATTGGTGAAGGGTCATGGCATATGGAAGACGGAAAACCAAGAGCCATGATTAACATGAACAAACTTTCAATGCTACATCATGGTGCATTGATTCAAGCAAACGACAGAATAAAAGAATTAGAGACAAGGCTACTAGCCCTTGAAGGAGGGAAATAATGGCAACTGGTGACGTAACGATATCAGTAGCAGTTGAGGGTGGAGCGACCAAGTCAGTCGTTCTAGATTCAGCGACAAGAGTTCTTGCAAGAGCCTACGTTGAGGCTATGGACGAGAACATAGATGACGATGCCAAGTGGCAGGTGTATGAAGTAAACAAGATGGGCAACGGCGTACTTAACCGTGCTAACAAGCATGGTGTAGCAAGTCTGAGTTATACTCCCAAGACATTTACCGCGGCATCTTAATATAAATAGTATATATATAAGATGACAAATGACATATATGTCGGTGTTTTAGGCAGATAGTTGACAGTTATTCGCCAAAAAGTTGGCGAGTTTAGGTAGCAAAGGTGTAAGATGTTTGATTTTCTAAAAAGACTATTTACAATTCCCGGAGTTATTCTCCCGGCGATGAAGATGAAGTTGCCAACTCTCAACCTTAATTTCACTACGCCAGTGATTATGGGGTGGTCAACTGACCTCCGTATGTATTGGCCTAAATTAAGCATCCCCGGTGGGCCATTGCGCGTTGCGATGACAGCCGCTATACTTGGGATAGGGATAGCAGGCGGTACATACTTCTTTGCTGCAAAGGGTGTGACCCAAGCACCCACGTATCCAGACGCGGCGGTGTATGATGTAGCGCAGGCGCAGCGATTGGAACAGAAGCAGATTAATGTAGGTGCGCGTCCAGAACAGGCGACACAAACCTTAAACCTAGTCATAGGTGGCGCGCGTATCAACGAGCTGAACTTCGATACAATCAGTGTAGGTAAAGCTACTGGACTGGCAGAGGCGTTAAAGATATCAGGTACTTCAAGCAATACACTGCAATGTGATACTATAACACTAGACGGTATTGAAGCACCAAGCCTGTGGTTAGGCAATAGTAGTATCCACGAGTTGGAGATAACTGATAATGCTGCTGACGGACTGAGTATAGGCTCTACTCTGGCGGTAGTAAGCGACATAACTATGGGCAGTACTCGTGGGACAATTAATGTACCAAGCGCAAAGAGTAGCACTTATGACCGTATCATAATTGATACTTCTGGAGCGGACAGTATATGTAATTCACTGACCCTAAAGGACATTAAAGCATATGGTACATACTCAGGGTACGCGATACACCTAGAGCATATTGATGCAGGGAAACTAATAATAAAGAACAGTATTATTGGGTCGGGTACAGGTATAGATACGCCAGACTTTACAGTGGCTACCTCTACTAATGTAACCAGCTCAACATTAACGAACAACATTGAACGAGCCATCACAATCAAGTAAGACACAGATAACAGGAGCGCAGCTATTAATAGCTATAATCTTCTTTCCTGTAGTAGTTGTATGGTTAACACTCGCGGCTAGGATTATATGGAGCGCAACTAGCAATGCGGAGACTCTTGATAACATTGAGGGTTTGCTAACAGCTCTGGCGGTACTGACGATTCCAGTCAGCGCAGGGTTGTCAAAAGTGTTTGAAGCGTTCAGCCAAAATAACGACTAGACTTTTGAAGCGAGGTGTGATATAATAGGGATATGCCAAGTATAACTGGAATAGCAGATAAGATTACAGAAGTTTTAAAACATGTCCCAGATGACTTGGATACGCAAGCTCGCTTCAGTGAACTACGTATTAATATGGTAAGATTTAAAAGTGATATAGAGACAAGAGAGCAGGCCGAGAGGAGGATAGTAACTGATGTCTTGGACGCCATTAATCATAGCAGTTGTGCTGTGTGTACTACTCTCCGCTTGGCTTTGTAAAGAGGAGAGACCATGATTACAATTTGTAACGGCCCACTAACAGGACGCGGAGACCAAGCCTTGGTTATACAGACCCCAGAGGGTGATAGCAAGGGCATGGATGTAGCAGGCATTCTAGAGACTGCTTGTTACTACCGCGCCAATATGGATGCGCAGGCAGATACGGCTGACCTCGCTACGATGCGGAAATTAAATAAAATTCTGGATGCGGTAGAGAAGCCTGACTGTTGCGTGGAAATAGAGGACGACCAGTACGAACTGATTCGCCCTACAGTAGAAGAGATAGTTACACGCAGTTGGACTATACACGCTCCTGCGGTCATTGACCAATTGGAGAAATATGAAAACGGCTGTGCCGATAACTGCGATAGTTGCGATAGCGGCGATTGAGCTTTATGCTCTTTCGTTAGGAATAAATGGACACCTCATGATGATGACTATGGGCTTGATAGCCCTCATCGCAGGGGTGAAGATAAGGGACTGGTGGGATAACCGTGGCCCGAACTAGAACACAACTTAGACAAATGACTGTAGACCAGTTGGAAGTACCCCAGATTGCTGGGACTGCTGAAAGTAGTGGTGGTAGCACAAGCACACTGAAGGATACAGACCTCCAACGATTTGGTGATAATGACCTTATCGGTGGATGGTTGTATCTAACTAGTGGTTCTACTACCCCGGCGGTAAGCCTGAGAATAACGGACAATGTACAGAGTACAGGAGTTGCTACGTTCAGACCTACCCAATCAGCTACAACCAACAACCTCACCTATGAGGTACTGCCCTACGAGGCAGACGCAATACACACAGCTATTAATGAAGCAATGGACGAGCTGTACGATAGTGGTACGCTGGTTAGGAACATATGGCTAGACCATTGGGTAACTGGCTCACCTATCTACAACTCGACATTCGAGTATTGGGACGGCACAGCAACCGTGGATGGCTGGACTGTGGGGACGACTTCGGCTTCACGACTCAGCTATTCATCAGACCATATAGTCCCTAGCCAGAATGCGGTGCGGCTTGCCGCGGCAGGGACACTAACCTTAGACGATAAGTATGCCCAGTTCTTACAGGACTTGTCTGGTGATACAGTAACATTGAGAGCATGGGTACGTTCGAGTACAGCAAGCAACTCGCGTGCGCAACTGATTGTAGATGGTAGCGTAGTGGCGAGTACTTCTTATCACTCAGGTGATGGGCAGTGGGAAATGGTGAGTGCCGATGGATATGGTATCGCGAGTACGGCTACTAAGATTACTGTACGGTTACAGAATAGTGAGGCACAGACAGGAGACTTCGGAGCAGTGTGGCTTGAGGGAGGCACGAGGATACGAGAGTATCCGTTCCCTATTGGTCTGGCTCCTAACGGCCCTGACTCTATCTTTAGTTATCATGTGGATATGGACGAAGGCAACAACGTAAGTACTGTTAATGCTAGGAAGTTAGATGGTGTAAGATTTGGGTTTAATAAATACCGCTATTCTACGGACGAGCTTGGTGTAATAGAATTGCAGTCTCGCCCACAGGCGCAACAAGTATTGCGTATGCCTACATCCGTACCCCTTACACTACCATCCGCGAACACTGATTCGGTAGAGGTTAACAGAGTAGATAGTTTATTAATATGCAAGATGGCAGCAGCCAAGTTACTAATCAAGGACATGATGCATGGCCCGGCCTCATACAGGCAGCGTGCTTCTGAACGCTCAAATATCCTAATGCAAGAAGTTAGACAGCTTGCAGAGGGTAGAGGTTCTACTTCTGGTAACACTGCTCCTCTTGCCCCTACGTGGTAAATGCGTAACATAATATTACAGGACAAAGTTAGTTCTCCTAGCACAGAACTACAACTCGTTGTTGACGAGGAAGAAGGTGGCATAGAAAGGTGGCGCGAGTTCCGCGCTCCCAAGCTGCCACCCAGACGTACTCAAGGCGCACTGACCGTATCAGAACAAGACCCATTAATTGACTTCACATGGGCGCAAGATGATTGGTCAGATGGTGCGCTACGCCCATACTATCGAGAAGGCGATAGAAAGTACGCGCTCGCTAAAGGTGTAGATGCACGTTGGGAAGGCGTGCTGTCATTGGGCATGGAGCAGAGCGCGCCAATGGACTACCTTATCAGGGGTATGCGTGCTGAGCAGTCGGCTGATGTTTCTGTATGGACTACTGATGGTTCGGATACCAACCCCACACTCACAAGACAGACATCGGAAGTAGAAAGTGGTAGTTACTCTTATCAATTTACAGTAACTACGGCTAGTGGTCAGGACAGTTACATACTGCAGAACCTAACCAATCCTGAACTCTACCGAGGCAGGCAACTAATTGTAGGATGTTGGATAAAGACTGCAACTTTAGGCAGCAGCTTCGCTCCTAACATATACATTAAGGACAGTGCTGGCACAACATCAGGTACAGCTATCACAGCATCTGACCAGAACTGGACATTTGTATCAGCTACCAGAACTATTGATGCTAGTGCATCGTTTGTTAGGATTATGATTGGTGATGATGATACTGCTACTGGTGCTACTACTTGCACATTTTACTTTGACAGTATATCGGTACAGGTGGATGGCTCCAACGATGACGTATGTGTTGGTATGGCTACTGACGGTGGTAAAATATACCATGCGCAGGGGCCAGTAGTAGCTGAATGGAATGAGCAGAACGATGTTTGGGATGCTGTATACATACATGCGAGTGCGAAAGCTACTGATATAATACACTTTGGTAACCAGATATGGGTAGCCTTTGGGTATGGTGACAACTACATATACGGCAGTGGTACTTCATGGACTGTTAGTTCTCTTACTGACGAACTGGCACATGCCAAGTACTTTGCAACTGCTCGTAACAATGCAGGCGAGATGGCGTTATGGAAAACAGAGACTGCTAATACTATAAAGTCATCCACTAACCCTGCTGGTAGCTGGAGCAGTGCATATACTATTGGCTCGGCAGATAGAACTATTACCGCACTCCATACATGCTTCGACACAATACTTGTTGGTAAAGAAGATGGACTGTGGCAGTACAGTAGAACTTATGCAGGTACTGCGAGTGCTGAGAATGTGTTCATGCCCATGTTTACAGAATGGGATAAGGGTGTAAACACTGATAACTTTTCAGTCGGGCAGGAGTGGCATGGCTTCTTCTATACAACAGCAGCATCGCAGTCATTAATACGTTGGTCGCCGGGCCAGCTACAGGACATAACATCTCTTATCCTACAGCCTAGGATACCGGGATATGGTGGCGAGGTTAGAGCTATGGTAGCTGCGCCTCACGAGCTATGGATTGCTGCGGACATACCTGAGACTGCGGAAGCAGGGGTGTTCTCAGACTTCCCATTGCAAATGACAGCGACCAGCAAGATGACAAAGTTAATATCTCTACGCATGGACTCTCAAGGACAGTTCAATATACACACACTGGATGAGGTAAACTTCGGTGAGATAGATGCCATGCATGTATATACAGATACAACTACAGGACATCGCTATATAGTTATGGGTGGTCGTTTGAATAGGGCAGGTACTGACGCAGACCATGCACAGTTATTTAGATGGCAGTTACCTGTACGTTCTGCCGCGCCATTCATTGATGCGGAGACACCACTAACTACATCAGGAGAATTTGATACATCAGTATGGCACGGCGGTGTACCGGGTACTAGCAAAGCATTCTTAAAGGCAGTGTTCTGGGTAGACAAACTTGATGCTCAATCTACTGGCAACAACAGAAAGATAACTGTGAAGTATGGGTTAGATGGTGAAGATAGTGAGACCTACACACTTGGTACTATCTACATGGACAACTCTAGCGACAGGGTAAAGACGCTTTATTTTAATGACGCTACTGTTACTACTGGGGGAGCTACTATAAATCCCTTAACGCAAGCCGTAGGGCGGTCTATTCAGATGAGATTCTCTTTCGCTACTGACGATGGGGCAGACACTGACCCACCTAGAATGTTTGCGTTTGAGATACACAGCACACTTAGACCTAAGAAGCTGAGAACGTGGGAAGTATATGTCAGGATTGGCGAGGACATGATGCAAGAAACTGGGTACTACCAGCCTGTATCAAAGACCAAGCAACTCACTGACTTGGACACGCTTGAAGACCAAGTGTTCCCTATATACATGAAGCATACCTATGATGGGCATGCAGGGTTTGATGAGGAAGCATCACTTAACTGCACGATTGTTGATAGAGAACGAGTCTCTATTGGTGACGAGTATGAGATACACAAAATAGTACTACAGGAGGTAGATACAAGTGCCTAAAGGAAAAGGAACATACGGAAGTAAGCGCGGAAGACCGCCTAAGAAGTAAATTTCTTCCTATACAAATTGTGACAGAAGGCATCTGAGCCGGGGTTCAAACCACCTATACCGAAACCACTGCATAAATAATTGCTGTTCAGTTTCATGTAGGTAGCCGACCCACAGATACAACAGTATCCTTTCTCAGGTGCGCTCCTGTAGTCCTTGAGCCAATGCAACTATGCTTGCCGTTTAGGGCATCCAGACCTCATATGTGTAGCGTCTGGCCCTCTGGTTGTGGGCTTATGGACATACACCTTACCGAATCGCATCAGTGTACCTCCACTCGCGCCACATAAATGGCATCTAATCGGGGAATACGATTTCATTTAAATCATCTAACACTGCAGTGACTGCAGCAACGACATCAGGGTATGTGTCAATACCTACAGTCGTAGTAAGTATATCTCCATTGTCATAAAATGTTGACTTGATGTCATCCCTCTCATTATTTACCACATCAATTACTAACCGGGCTACGCCGGGGTGAGCATGGAACAATCCACATGGCGTTCCCTTCACCCCCAGACGTACCCTTTCAAGTGCTACCCCACAGTTGGGGCAGTGATTATCCTTTAATATCTTCACGTTTAAAGTACCGCCTTGGTATAAAGTACTGTTCTCCCCATCCCCAGTCTCTCTTAAACCCAGCCCACTCCGCGTCCATGTCTATAGTATACTTTACATTCTCCTCTTTGTCAAGTATCTCTAGATTTTCAGCACCCTTCTTTACCATCTCGTCAAAGAAATCACAGTCTAATCCCCAAGCATCCCACTTTCTAAATAGGTGCTTACTCTTATACACAATCTTGCGTACCGTGTCACCCTCAAGTGACCCGAACACCTTGCCTTTGCGAATCTGTAAATTTGTCAATCTCCCTCCTCAATATTTGTTCTTGTTCCCAGTATTCATGGGCTATGGTAAATTGTCCGTCATTCCATGCCCTCTGGAACCTCTCTCTATGTACGTTTGCTGCTTCTCTCATTTGGTGTAAGGCTTCATCTCTGCCCAATTTTTACCTACCTCCGGCTCTATCGGAAAATCTATCGGCATTACATCATCTAGCATATGATACACTAGTTGAATGGTTGCGTCAAGGTCTTCTTCAGATACCTCTAATATAACTTCATCGTGTACTTGTAATAATAAATGCGCATCCAGCCCACATGCTTCTATACTATCCCACAGGCGGCGCATGCCTATCTTAATACAGCTTGCTGCCGGGCCTTGTATGTGGAAGTTAATAGCTTCACGTATTGCTGTCATACGCTGGTTCTGGTTAGCAGAATAGATACCGGGAAAGTTACGTATCCTTCCAAAGTAATCGCGAGCATAACCGTTGTGGTATATCTCACTTGACACCTTGTCTTGGAACCTGTGCAGTCCGGGGTATCTATCTACTACTCTATCGTATCCTTTGAGACTCTGTTCTAGTGTTAGTCTTGGGTCTATCTCTCGCAGTTTGCCAGACCCTGCGCCATACACAAGAGCAAGGAAGAACGTCTTAGCAGTATGCCACTCCTGTTCATCTACCCCCTTGACGATTGGACGTCCGTAGATGTCTTCGCCTATCAATGCATAGGGCGTTAATCCTTTTGTAAAATCTTCTCTTAGTGTATGCTCTGGGGCTACCAGACTTGCGATTCTGGGTTCTTGCTGTCCGACATCTGCTGCTACTAATACATAGCCATCCCTACTAACGATGCAATTCCGTATTTTCTTACCGTATTCCTCGTACTCAGCACCCTTCCCTCTTCCGTGATGAGGTACTTGCTGTAAGTTGGGCGTAGAACATGATAGCCGTCCTGTCGCCGGGGCAGACCCACTAGAGTCAGAAGACTCTTCATAATAACCTCCTTGGTTAAAATTAGGATGTAACGCTCCATCCCATCCGCTTAATTCTTTAAACTTTTTAGGAAAGGCACTGAGCTTACGGAACATCTTGTAGTCCACGAGTGCCTGCATCGTTTCTGGATGCCAATCCTCTAGGCTTCTCAATGTATTATCATCCGTAGCCAGTAGTCCTTTACCCTCTGTGCGCTTTAATATAGGAGCGTTCTCAGACTCTAGCCACCGGGCTAGCTGTTCGGAACTGCCGATGTTTACGGAGTCTGGTATATCTTTATGCGCTCTCTCTTCTGCTTCGAGCATCTTGCTCTCGAAAAGCTCTATGGCTTCGTCAACTTTAACCTCGCTTATCTTGACCCCTCTGCGCTCCATAGCGGAGAGTACAGGGACTAAGGGTATCTCTATATCAGAATACACAGAATACAGCTCTTTTTCCTCAAGCTGGGGTTTTAAAATATTCCACAACCTGAGTGCGTTATCTGCGTCTGCCGCTGCGTAGTCTAGTATTTCTTCCGGCGTTAACTCTGACATGTCTTTCCCATTGGTTACCTCGGAGTAGGTGATGGGACTCAACCCCAACTCCTGTACTGCTAGGTCTTTCAAGTGGGTTGACGGAAGTCCTAATAGGTACGCAGCTAGCTTTGTATCTTGAAAATTATTTAGCGTTATGCCATTGTTTAGGAGATGTGTTATCTCGAACTTAACATTATGGCATATCACTTCTTGGTCAGGGTTCTCCAGTATCTCCTTCATCTTGTAAGGTTTGTCTGGCACATATGACCCGTGACCTTCAGTCTCCGACCAGCTATACCCCACGACCTCTGCTTCCTGTACGGCAAACCGTCCCCCTCTGGTAGGACTAGTGGTCTCTAGGTCAAAACCTATAGCACCATTTGCGTTAAACGTGCCGTAGAGAGAATATGCAGTGCGTGGAGTTACTGTTTTATTTTGGAGTCTACCTCTCAGCGCGGCCCAATCCTCCAATGCAATAGGCCACAGGTTTGGATTATGTAGTGCTGCCGCAGGATGGTACATCGGAACCAGTAGAAACCCACCAGTCTCGTAAGGCATACCATGTTCACGAGTGATGGACAGGTCTGGCTTGAAATGCTTACCTGCCACAGCACCAAGAGTTATCACCACCGAGGGTTTAACTCGGTTCATTTCGTCCTCCAACCAATGCGCACACGCGTTTATCTCACGCTTGTACGGATTACGGTTTCGAGGGGGACGGTGCTTTACGAGGTTGGTAATGTATACCTCACCTCGTGTAAGCCCTGCCTGCTCTAATAATATATCTAATTTTGCGCCGCTTGCACCTACAAATGGGACACCAATTTCGTCCTCCATAGCACCGGGAGCTTCACCAATTACCATTATATCTGCAGGCATTGGCCCCTCTCCCATTACTACGTGGCGTGCGTCCTCATGTAAAGTGCAGTCACGGCATTTGCTTAAACCAGCGAGGGGTAGTAGCGTGTTCAAATCTTTCACCTTCAAACGTTTCTATAACCATGTGTTCGATGGACATGGAGGGCCAGACATAACTGGTATGCTCATCTGGTTTCTCCATGTTGTGCTGTATGATACTCAAGAAACCGGGGACTCCTATTGGGTCAACTGCCTCCACATCATTGACCTTAATGAAGTCCTCGACATCTCTTAACTTAATTAGTACGTTCACACAGTCACAGATTGCGCAGCCCCAATCCGGGGGTCAAACTTCTCCGCTTGGAGATTAGACCATGTCCCAGAATGAGTTATTCTGCCAGTAAGGTACTGCCCTTCTAGCAGTATGCCTATGGCCTCAAGTAAATCACCGACTTCCTCTGGGTCATCAGCACTCATTAAAGCCTTATATGTCTGGTCGAACTGCTCACCAATCTCTTGGGTTGAAGTAGGGCAGTCTGCTAGTGCTTTCATATAGCCATGCAGCTTACGTCCTGTCATCCCTCTGAGATTTCTCTCTCGCTGTTCTATGGGAGTAGTGCTGTCAGAATTCTCGTTGGCATACCAGTTAAAGAACTCACTGTGAATTCTACCTAACTGCTTGCCGTCCTTGGATGCCTCAAGCCTATGCTGTACGCGTAGTCTCGGTACTCCTCCAACCTCGGTAACTTCTGACTTTTCTATCTCCCAGTTGTACGTCCCTACAGGTATCATAGAAGCCTTACGTGCTTCTTCTTCTCTCTCTTGGAACGCTATCATACTCGATGTGTCAAATGGCATTATTGCCCTCCCTTAACTTTTTCTATTTCCTCTATCGCTGTCGCCTTAGTTATTACCTCCTCTACGTCTTCCCACACGGCGTTCTCTACTGTTGCAGGGTTCTCACCCCAGAGATGTGAGAAGATATTTTTTGTCCAGTAGTCACCGCCCCCAAGCAGGTGAGCTACGTGGGTAGGAACCTTAGTCGGCTTGCCATTGCGTATGGCAGAGCGGACATCTTGCTCCAGATATAAAACCATATTAAAGTAGTGGCCCATGTTGTGCCTCGCCCAACCTTCCATAGATGGGTAGTATTTAAACTCATCCATCCACTCAGGGTCACCCTTAACGCTAGTACCACGAGATGTAGTACTACCAGAACGTAGTTCTGCTACGCGTGCAGTCCCTATGACATTAGCATTCAAGGACTTGGGGTGTAGCAATTGCATGAACCTTATGAAGGCACGCTGCCACTCCCTGTATACCTCGAATGTATCTCGTGGATTTAAGGACTCACGATATGCGTATGTAAAATCATAACACAACTCAGTGAATCCGTCAATCACTATGTCTGTCAGTCCTGCTTCTTTACCCTTCGCGCTGTTTAATGCACGGAGATATGTTTCAAACTCGTGGGCAAAGTTTATCGGGTCATCCTGTGGTAGAGGGAATCTGACTATGTTCTCATCGGGTATCCCCAATGCGTCATTCTCCTCCCTGCCGATAAGCAACAGCCTACCATTCCTACCTTCCACAGGCTCCCTTGTTCTAAAGTCCCAGAATGAAGAAGTAGCTAAAGCTGTCTTCCCTACTCCGGGGCCGCCGTATAATAATGTGCTAATGAGCAACGTATTCCTCCTCGTAATATTTCTCGCTAATTATACCATCAACATCCGCACCAGTCAACCACCCTCTACAAATTTGTTGGTAGTCACACCAGTTACAGAGTGGAGAGAAATGGTGAATCGGTGACGCACCCTTCTCTCGTATCTCAGTTCCCAATCTTATCATATCTTTACCAGCGTTGTCAATAGCTTCTGTCGAAATCAAAACTCTGCCACCTTCGAGATGTTCTGACTGCGTACTCCAGAGAATATGTTGGCGGTAGAACGGCAGTCCTGCTAACCAATCATATCCCTGTCTCAATAGCCACGCGTACCGTACAGGCTGTATTCCCCACTCCTCATAGTTGAGCAGTTTCTTCATCATACCTGCACCTTTCTCGGAACACGTTTTGAACTCGTATATAATTACCCCTTCATCAGTCACAGTCCATAGGTCTGGTTTCCCTACGTAGGTAATTTCGTCCATGACTACTTCTATTTTGTCCTCTGCCACAGGTATCTCAACATCGAGTAGCCACGAGGGTACATCTTTCAGCATCCTCAGTACACCCGGCTTGAACCTGTTGCCATCCTCTAGTATCTCATGTGTGTAGTCGAAAGCATTGCGCATGTCCTTAGTCATTAGCGCACGCTCAAGCGAATCATGAAATGTAGTACCAGATGTCAAAGGGCCGGACGGTTTATAGTCGTACTCTTTTAGTCTCCTACCTCTGTATATATATTTAACTTGGCACTCTTGCCAGTTATCCAGTGCCGTTACGCTCGTGCGCATGTGTTAGCTCCTCTAGTGCTGTGCGCTGTCTTATATTCAGACCTGCGTCCAGCCACCCTTCCTCTGTATCAAATAATAATTCTCTTAAATCACCCTCGTAATGTGCGTGTAGCTTCTTGGCAGTAGAGGGGCCGACTCCTTCAATCATGCGCTGTACTGCACGCTGAAAGTGAGTGTCCCCCTTCACCTTCTGGTCAGTGCCTGATACGATACTGAACAGATGCCTTCCCGGCTGTAAAACATTACGCGCTCTTCGTAGTGTCTTGAGCAGCGAGTCCTCTCCATAGGGCAGTAGTATTATGCCACCTCGTAGTGACCACTTCAGTAATTCTATTGGCATACTGAGACTACCTAACTGCCACCAGTGAGGTGTGAACCCTCTTCGTCCTGTGAATCTGAGTCCGAGTAGAGGGATATCCACTGCTTTTTCAAGTTTGCGGAGCTGTCTTTGAAGCCTTCTACTTCGTAGTGAGGAACCCAAATCTCCCGGTTTCTTTTCCTCGATACCCACGGTGAGGCCACTAGGTGTAACCATGACATAATCCCCCTCGGTGAGCTGGGCGACCAGTACCTTGTTGCGCCTCGACTGTCTGATATATTCAGCAACGTCCTGACGACCATCCACGAAAATGGTGTCTTCATTGCCCAGTAGTGTCCCATCGCTGTATAGCTCTCCGTTCCTTACTTCGTACACGTTCACTCCTCTTCTTATAATATCTTTCCAGATTAGTACTCCTCTTTACTTTCTTAGCGCGCTTTGCATCACGCCGTTGCCACTTTTCCACTCATAAACTCCCACGGTATACATCCGTCATTATACTCTACTTTAGGTACTGAGCCTGCAAAATTAAATTGTTTACACGCTATTCTTTTGTATAGAGTTTTACTTATTACCGTATTTGTAATCATTAACTCTTCGCAGCAATTTATACATAGCTGTACTGTATCTTCTTCATTAACCCTTAGTCCCACCGTCCAGTCGAGCCGGGGCTTTACACATGATACACAGTCTCTGCTTTTACCTATGTTTGGGTCGTAGTTAACTCTTTTCTTTTTAGTCATCGAACTCGTTCTCAATACCTGCTAGTTTCTCTAAAGCAGCAGCTATTCTAAACAGCCCTGTACCAATAGTCTGCATGTATATATCAAACTGCATCCCTGCTTCTATTTCTACAAATCCCTTTCTAGGCTGTACTTCCACCTGTAGAGGTGTCCAGCTACTGTCATAAGTACTCGTCCCATGTATTCCTATAGTTCCAAACACTTCTCTCTCTTCTTCAGTTCTTGCCATTTTACTCTCCCTCTAGTAATTTCATACCTAGTGCTATGACACCACCTACGCAGCCAGTGACTATACTTATAAATTCTTTATCACCATTAAGTATAGCCATAACACTAACTAATCCCAGTATACACAAGGCCACTATAATTTGTATTCTTATTTTTCCTATATTCATTTCTTCTCAATCCATTCAATCATTTTAGCACGTTTATCTCCTGCGTTCATATACTCCCTTATTATCTTATCTTCAACTAATTTCTGTCTATATCTACCTGCTGACCTAGCTGCTTTACCTCCTTGCATTATCAATGCTGTATCTACTTCTTTCCTAGTCCTCGGCCCATCTCGTAATACTTTGTACACGAGTTGTTTAGGGTCGCTTTCTGACTCCACCAGTATACCACTATCCGAGTCAAAACGCAACCATTTTTCCAACGGTTCCGGGCCATGTCTAACTTTCTCCCAAGATATCTCTATAGTATTCTTCTCAATACCTCGTGGGTTGTTAAGCCTAATCACGGTATCAGTCCATCCATTCAAGCCACTCCAGCCTCTAAGGTTTTCTGCTCCCTTATAGAGAACACCATCACCTGAGTACACACCCTTCCTAGCATGATGGACGAGACCAATACCGCAGTCTGCATGCGTACTGAGCAGGTCAAGTCCCTGCAAGAAGTTACGCATTGCTTTGTCATCTACTTCACTGCCCGGCAGTAGCTGTGATAGTGGGTCAAGGAATATAAAGTCTGCCTCACTCCTCTCTACAGCATCGGCGAGGTCTTGCCAACTCTGCTCATTACGTAGACTGAAGTCTCTCGTATATGAGGTCGAGAAGTTTTCGGCTTCACCATAGAACGTGTGCATCTTAGCTGCTCTGTCTTGCAGCCTACGCTCTACGATTTCTGCTTGCATGTAAAGAACTTTAATTTTATTATGTACTTCATATCCTAACCAATCATCACCCAATGCTAACGAGTAACACAACTGCATTACTGCGAATGACTTAAAACTACCCGGCGCGCCGTATATAACTAGCCTGCCTTTGGGTACTATCAAACCATCTCCAAGCAGTGAAGGTATCTCATCTATTTTTCTATTTATTAAGTCGTCTATCTGTTCTACTTCAATCATCGTATTCGTGGTATCCGCATGTAGGGCATACCCACTCACCGTACCAATCCCTGTAAAGTTTACCACAATTCCGTTTGCACCTCTTTACATGAACACGGACACGAGGTATTGCAACCTTCGTATACTGAATCTTCGCAGGAACACCACGCAACCCTACTGCAGTCTTCTCCAAAGCAGTCACATCGGATGCTGTGACGACAGTAACATCTTTCATCATCTCCACTATATCCACACACCTCACAGTCGTCTATCCGCATATATCCTCCATGCGATAAACACCATGCAAACTAATATACCTGCGCTGATTGGATTAATATCCGACATGTTCATAAAACTTTCTCCTACTCATTCTCTTACTTTTATACTCGTGTCCGAATACTGCATTGGCGCAGTTGTAACACCATCGGAATGCGTCACCTCGATAGTCAAAGATACCCAACACACGCACCTTGTCACATGCATCACAGTTAAACTTAGGATTCCTACGTCTATCTTTATCATGATGTGCTATGTCAAGGCGGCGCATCAGGTGTCTATCTAACATACCACTTACTATATCTAATAATCCCATTATTCCTCCTTCTCGTATACTGGAACTAGTGTTGTACCACCGTCTTCAGTTATGGACATATCCCACGCATCATACTCTAATATATCAACGTCCACCGAGGTATATCCATACTCACACTTGTTTTCATCCTGTGCTATATAAACGTACTTCATATCCTCGGCAGCTTTGTCAATTGCGTCCTCTTCGGACTCGGCTTCGACATAATACCACAAGTCCACTCGCGCTGTCAACTGGACTTGGAAATGTTTCATTCTGTCACCCATATGCACACTCCCCACATCGCATGCCACCTTGGACTCTAGCGTCATCGGGTCGTAACTCACCACACTCGCCACAAAATTTGATTATTGGTTTTGCGAATTGCATTGCATCAAATAACTCACTTGCAATATCCCATGCTTTATCAAACTCACCAGCATCATTGTAGTTCTGCATAGAGTCGGCGTAGTATGTCAATAGCCACTCGTCAATATGACCGCGCCCCCAGTTTTTATTAATATTCTGGAATGCTTTTACCAAGTCATCGGTGTACGGAAACTTTCTTTGTCCGAGTGTCATGTTATACCAATCTTCATCATCTAAATAAGTGTCCATGTAGTGACATAATGCGCCTCCCACGCAGAAACCGAAGTCGCTGCGTGAGGCTCGGCGTATTTGCCCATAGTAGTAGTTTCTAATTTCTTCAACTAGTGCGTTCATTCTGTCTCCTCTATCAGCTCTATTGAAACTTCATTTTCGTCTACTTCAAGACAGTATGCAAAGAACTCAGCTTCCTCTTCATAATCAAACTCCAGTACCTTACCGCTACTCGTTGTATATACCTTACCGTCTATTAATAATTTATACACAGTCATTTCCCCCATATGCTTCTATCGTGTAGCCTCCGGCGATACTCGCATACTCTGCAGGTATCACCATCTGCACCTCTAAATACCCATCATCGGATTGTATCTTGCAATACCAATCATCCGAGTAGTAGTGCTTCAGCAGTGTCTCAAGCTCTAAGAAGAATACTTGTTGTTCAGTCATTAAAGTCCTCCTGTATGTTTAACCTTCGGAGCAGGGGCGCGGAACTCTGGTTCACCATCGTCACCAATTACCTCTACCCATCCCTGTGGTGGGGTGTATCCTACACCAACAGCCCACGCATTAATAGCATCTATGCAGTAGAATTGCTGTGTTGAGCCTACTGCGCCCTGTCTACCTGTGCCACTCACGTAGATGCCACTCCTACTAGGTAGCCCTTTCTGGTTACGTTTAACTAGCAAGGTTGTATCGCTGATACCCCATATGTACTCAACCCACGGCCCCCTAATCATGGTCTCACCGCACTCATAGCACAACGGAGCGAGTACACCCTTGTCATTCCATGTGCGCCTGTTTAAATTCTTCCTTTTTCTCTGAATATCTAAATGGCTCATAAATCCTGTGTCTGTATGTCGTTCTGTCATTATCTTCTCCAACTAAAATTAATATGTGAATTTGCTTCATCGGGTTCGCCACGAATTGCGAAAACCGTGCCACCCATCGAAATTAATACTTCTTCTTGTCCTTCCTCTAGTAATACTTTAGCCATCGCCTTTATAATTACCGACACCGCCGGGTTAGTAGAGATGAAGGAGAGAGCGTGCAAGTCCTCCTGCACAGTCTCCCCTGCGGAATTAATCCACACCCCTGTTACAGGTGTTTCGGTCATACGTCCTGTAATAGAGACTATCTCACCAATGTGGGCGTCTATAGCGTCACTCACAGCTTCACAGGGTATCCATATCATGTACTCAACCCCTAACTCAGCTTGCGTTAGCTGCATCGTTACGCTCCTTGTTGATGGCACTCTCTAGCCTGTATACCAACTCTTCAAGCTGTCCTGAAGCCTCTTGGATAGCTGACTCGGCTACTGATATCTCAGACTCAGCATTACTAACGTAATATGCCAAGTCAGATATCTGACCATAAACACCATCTATATATGACGAAGCCTCATCTACCTGCGATTGCGCCTCGCTAATAGCTTTCAAGTGTATCTCCAACTCTTTTATGTCATAGTATCTATTTATCATATTCATTCTCCTGCTCCTATACTTGTATGAACTATTTAAGCCAGTCATTAATACTATCTATATGTACCTCCTCTACCTCTAGCCAATCATCATACTCATCAGGGTACATAAGATTCCACTCTGCAAGAGCTTCCTCTACTGCTTCTAATTCATATAATGCACTATCATATGAGCCACTTACCTGCATATCTATCGTAAATTCTTTTTCCATTTTTCGCTCCTATAAACTAGATTTCTCGACCGCCAGACAATTCTATCGCAGCTCGGTGCGTTGGTCAATCCTGTTCTTTTATTCATGAAAAAAACTTCAGTATTGACTAGCCTGTCGCAGTTTGGTAGTATTGAAAGCATGAAATTCCGACCGACATATACCCGACATATATGCTACCTACGTTCGCCAAAATTTTGGCAACTAATTGGCGAGTATGTGCCTAAAATGGCGACATATATGTCGTTTGCGGTATTATATATATGTATTCATATAATTAATACCCTAACAGCCAATCCGATGGAAGGCACTCTCATTTTTAAACCTCTTTTAGGGAGTGTCTTTTTCGGGCTGTCGATGTATTCATTGTCGCTGTCGTCATATTCATTGTCGCAAGGAAAAAATTGGAACCCCGGAAATTCAGGAAATGCAATTCAGGAATCCGAATTCATGAAACAAAATTCATGCTTCCCCCAGACCAGGTCGTCCGAAAATTCATGAATAAAAATTCCTTATTTTGTATAAAAAATTGGTCAAAAAACCCTTGACTCGTTTTTTGAGAGTGGATAAAATTGGTTTGTGGTGTGGGCCGATTTAAAAATTGAATATCTCCAAAATTGAATAGTACTTATAGTTTAAAGAAAGCGTGACAACTTATAGATTTGTGTAGCATGGCCTACACCACATACACCAGTAGGAGGGGTGCAATCGGACAAAGTAACAACCAGTAAAATAAGGAAAATTGACCAATGGCAAAAGACGATTTAAAAGGCGCAGCAACTCCTAGCAATCTCCAAGAGCTAGGAGAATTTATTGTCTCTAAAGAGACCGCTAATAGGGTAACTTTTCAAGCTAATAGCTTTTCACCTGTAGATACAATTTACATCAACTCTAATTGGTTAAAAGATGTAAAAAGAGATAGTAAACCAATAGACATGACACGCATTAAAGTACATATCGAGGTGTTGTAATGTCTATTGTCTCAAGAGTATTTGATAAGTACCAATGGATTAAGGGCGACTGGGCCTCACAAACTTGGGAGCCTGAACACTTGCAATGGACTGACTCCGATGGGGTAACACGTAAGGGTGTAGGCTACCGCAGTAATTCATCAAGCGAGAATTACAGCACATGCAATGGTGTTTGTGCTATGGGGGCAATACATGTTGACCTAGGGCGACCGACTGCAAACAATCCTCAGCAATATGAGATAGTTGCCAACATAGTGACCCAAAGACAAAATCAGCGACTTGGCATAAAGCCTAAAAATCCTGTTGATGATGTTGATTATGGCATGTTGCTGCGTAGTTGGTTATATGCTGCTGCGGACGTTGCAGCAAATACTATCTGGCATCGATGGGCGGCAGTGGAGAAAGCGGCGGGAAATGCAGTTCTCAACAAAACTGACGGCTATGGTAACTATCGTCACGAAGTAATGGACGAAGAACAACTACCCTATGCAGACGGCATTATAAGTTGGAATGATGACCCACAAACAAGCGAAGAAGAACTAAGGGAATTTTTCACCATATTAAGTGACCACGCCGAATACCGACAGGCTAGGATATTGCTAGAATTGAATGATGAAGAACTCGGTCGGCGTTATGGTAGGCCATTTTTCGATTGGCGTACTGATGGCGAGATTCAACGCCTCCCAGATAGTAGCGCAGTGTCAATATATCTGACACTAAAGGGGGCGAATGTCATATGACCCCGATGACCTACTTGCCACAATTGGGGCTTTCCTCGTGGCTTTATTTCTGTGGATAGGTAGGCGTAAAAGATGATATTTTCGGGACGTAGTGAAACAATACAGGCTGTAATCGCTTGCACTACGTCCCATAATTAAAAGGAGTAATAAAATGCAATTCCCGAACGGCAAAGACCCCTTTAAACTTGAGATTGTAGAACACCTGCAAAACTTGGGTATTAAATGGATTTTAAACGATGAATATAAGGATATATCTTGGCTCGAAATGGTACAGGATATACTAAATCTAATCTCTATTGTGCCAGCGTTCGAACAGCACGCAAACCCTAAAATTGACCAGAAAATAAGAGACGTTTTGAAGTGTGACGGCGCGCAGCATAACGAGTTAATGATTGATGAATTAAACAGGATAAAACCGACATATTCAATTTTCAGTGTGTCTTATATGTCCTGTGGATGCCTCGTTGCTACTGGTCACCTTGTTAATATGATGACTGTATGCGATGCGCACAACGAGTATTACAACAAGCCTAAAGATAGCATGGCAATTTGGGAATCAACTTTTCAACACAATCATCACCACTCAAAAAACGCTTGTATGTTTAGGTATCCTCTAGGGTTATCCAAAAATGATGATGGCTCTGTAATGATTGAGCAGGACGCATATGAAGCAAGCTATCAAACAGCACTAGACAACAAACAATTAAACCTAGCCGTTGATAAGCTAGACTGGAGTGACTAAATGCCTACCACAGAAAAGCAGATAATTAATAACATGCAAGCTAAAGAACACCTACCCGAAATACTGCGCCACGCAATCACGCAGGCGGACTACCTACCAGACAACATTAGAGGAAATCAAATTGCAATCAATCGTTTAAATGGTGAAGAAGTTATATTGCCCCCTCTAGCATTCAAAGTGTACACAGTGGCAATATTCGCACATGATGTACTTTGGGAATTAAACGAACTCTCTAAGGTTGCCGAAATTTTCCCAGTTACCAGAGAGAAAATGCGAGAACAACACCAGAAGATGTATGAAGATAACCACGCAATATTTTACGCGGCGCGTGAATGGTTTATTGAGTATTACATTAATGAGTATATGAGGTTACTAGACTAATGGAAAAACAATACAGAGATGACGATTTTTTAGTGATGTATGACCCCGAAGAAGGAATAAAAACTATTTACTGTAATAGCCCAGAAGGGCAAAAACTAATCGCCGAAAATAGAGATAACATCATAGATATAAATTTAGATGATATTGATTCTGAGGAGGGCGACAATGCCAGAAACTAAAGGGTTATCACTATTTGACCACTTGAGCAGTTCCAAAAAAGCAGAAAAACTATTAGAGCGCGGAATCGTTGAGCATGTAATCGCAATTCCTAGCCACCTAGTAGACAAACTTCATAATTGCGTGCATGTGTGGAGTGATACAGGTAGCGTGTGGAGTAAAAAGGTTTGTGCATACTGCGGCGTGTCAACTGGTATGTATGAGAACTGGATGAAACACTGCCTATGGTTAGAGATAAATAAATATAATAGAAAAGTATTCATCAACTTACATGCTAGGTTGTCAATCGTTAATGGAGAATTCGCGGAAATGGAAGCTAAACGAGGAGATGCAGTAGTTCAGAAATACAAGCGAGCTTATACACCTGAGCGGTGGGCGCAATGGTGTTTTGAGTGTGACGCTATTGGTATATTCACTGTTGGCAAGTATCCACCCCTTGAGCCTAATGACTTCCAGTGTGAGTATGGTCATTATTTAGATGAGCATACATTCACTGAGGAATTAGAAGAGGGGTAACACGGCACCCCACCTGATTTATCCTAACCTCTACAGTAGTTTAACTCCTTACTGCTGTAGGGGTTTTTTTGTTGGTTGTCGCTTTTTACATAGTGCGCTTATGTCGATGTCCATATCGAGGGGGTTCGTAGGTTGCCGTCACGTGTATGAGGAGCCTAGCCTCCCACAAAATTTTGAATATATGCCTTTTTCCCGGCGAAAAGGGGCGCAATTGAATACGAAAAGTGGTTTTTGAAATTTTGAATTAAATCAAAACGAAATGCGAGCGCGTTCGCGCGGCGAGGCGGCGGCTAATTACCGTCACTACAGTCGAAGGAGAACCCACAATTGTTGCATACAACCTTACACTTTATCTGAAACATAGAACATCTGCAGACCGGGCAACGCATCATGGGCATTATACTACTCCTTGGTGAAAGAAAGGGAACCTGCTTGAGGCTCCCTTCCCTAGTTGGGGGGCGAAAACAGAGGGCCAGTCTCCCAGCCCCCTGCCGAGGAGGAGTGGTGCTTTCGCACCGGGAGGGTGATAATTAAATCACATATACATTATAACATCTGTAACGTCACTTGTCAATAACCTCAAAGTATGGTATAATAGTTGCATGACTGAAAATAGAGGTGGTGCGCGGCCCGGAGCAGGTCGTCCCAAAAAGCTAGACATTAATAAAGGCGAAGTGGTTGCAAAGAAACTGCAGACCTCCTTTCAAGCCGGGCTGGAAGAGATAGGGACTAGTCTCCCTAAACTCATCAAGGCCAGCGTGGATAGTGCGCTTAGCGAGTCGAAGGAATCAGGTACAGACCGTAGGTTCCTCATTAAGCTGTTTTCAGACATGGTTAAGATTACCGAGGATGATAAGACACCATATGCACAAATGATGCAACAGTGGGTACAGCAGGTGCAAGTAAATGTGGACGGAGAAAGCAAGGGACGTTATGAGGTATCTCAGCCTCGAACTGTCTCAGGAACAACAGGAAGTTTTATTACACCAGAGTCGCCTTAAAATAATTGGCGGTGGTGAGGGTGCAGGGAAATCCTTCCTTGGCGCGCTCACAGGTGTTGTAAGAGCAATAAGCGATGCGCACGAAAACGGTTATGGAGAAGACCTCCTGTACTGGGTAGTCGGTGCGGACTTTGAAGACGCGCGTAAAGAACTTGAGTACATACACGAGTGGCTTGACGAACTAGGACTAGTTGATAATTCTAAAACTTCTATCTCGACCCACAGAGACCAGAAGTGTATTCTTACTACTACGATAGGAGTTGTCTTTGAAACAGTATCTGGCTATGACCCAAAAAAGATTGGAAGAGAGCAGCCACAAGGTATTATTGGGTGCGAAATCAGTCGTTGGCCCAAAGAGGTCTGGGACAGATGTTATGGTAGGTTGGCTCGTAGATACCACCGAGGCTCTTGGGGATTTTTTAGTGGCTCTTTTGAAACGAGTGAAGGCTGGTTTCCTGAGATGTGGGAAATTGGTCAAGCAGGCAATGAACTAGATGTTACGAGCTTTTCGTTACCTGCATGGGCTAATCTTGCAATATATCCGGGCGGTGAAACGGACGCTGCAATAGAACAGTTAAGAGCGCAGACTACAGAGCCTCGCTTCTTGGCGCGCTATGGTGGGCGGCCACATCCTCCGATAGACAGTGTGTTTCCAGAATTTAAACATGTGATGCATGTGGATGAACGGATAGAGTTCAATCCAAATGAATCAACTTACATATTTATAGACCCCGGAGATTTGGTTTATGCATGTGAGTTTATACAGTTCATAGATGATGAGGTGCATGTGGTCGATGAGCTATATGTATCTCATTGGACTCATGAACAGGTTATGCAGGGCGTACAAACTAAACCAGCTTGGAATAACATAAAAGAGGGGGTGATGGATATTGCAGGTACTCAGCATCATATGGGATTGGGCAGTGCGTTTGAAGCATGGCACAGAGACACAGGACTATCAATGGCAGTTAACAAATGGCCTGTTGATGCGGAGCTGGAGAGACTGCGCTCGGTACTCGCCATTAATCCAACTACTGGACGGCCCAGACTTCGTATCAGCCCGAAATGTCAAGGACTGATAACAGAGATGGGCGGCGGTACAGCACCAGTACATGGTATAGGTAGATGGAAGATAAGGAATGGTAAGCCCGAACTTCGGAACGACCATGCATGTAAAGCTCTATCCTATGGGCTGCTAGAGAAGTTTGGTACAACAAGAATAGATGAACGCTCTGAGGTAATGGCTACAAGTTACCTCGGAAGTCGTAAAAGCGATAGTATATATGACAGTGTACTGTGGCACAATCGTGAAGGAGTTAATCCGTGGCAGCCTCGTTAGACGATATATTATCAGCAAGTGAACAATATTATGGGCAAGCTCATGAGCAAATGAACGATGCCGATAACTTATACAATCAGGACTTCTATCTAAATATAGACTTGCCTGAGAATATTAACGTACACAAATCTTCTAAGGCTACACAAATAGTAGACAACCTTAGAGACCAGATACGTGTAGACGAGCCTGTAGTTGTATATCGTGAGCGCAGCCCAAAGCAGAAAGACCAAGAGCATAAGGCTCTTCTTGAGCAGTGGGGCCAGAATACGCTGGCACAACTCAGTCAGTCTGGTATGATTGACCCTCTGGGGCAAGCACCTCACGACCTGATACTTCGAGGCGCGGCATGTGTCAAGATTATAGTACGTGAAGATAGTTTAGAAGATAAGCCGTCAAAGGTTAGTAAGCGCGCGTGGGAGGCAGAGATGTCTCACAAACCGCACTTCATGCTAAAACCTGTTGACCCTCTAAACTGTTTCCCTTCGCCGGGAAATGAACTAACCTACATGGTTGAGAAGCAGAGAAGGCGTGTTATAGATATACGAGAATCCTACCCCCACTGGTCAGACCCCAAGGCAAAGAAGTTTGGTAAGAACCTTGCTGACAATCCTTTACGAGAAGTAGAGTGGGTAGAGTTCTGGACTCGCGATGAATACATCGTAGAAGTCGATGGTGACAGAATAATTGACCAACCCAACCCATACGGAATAATACCGTATGTCTACAGGTATAGCGGTCTGGGCCGATACAATGCGGATGGTAATCCAAAACATTTAGCGGTGGGGATTCTCCATAGCATACAGGGCGAGCTAGAAGCCGAAATCGAAGTCAAAACTGCTATGCGTGCGGCGTGGCAGTACCATGTATTCCCCAGACTGTTAACTACCGATGACCCTTCCCAAGTAGCCCAACAGTTTCAGAAGGGGCCGGGCGCAGTGATTAAGCATGCCCCAGAACGCCCTCCACAATGGCTAGATTCCCCACCGCCCAATCAGCACATGATGGAGTTTCTAAATTCCATAGACGAGAGTATACGGCGCACAATACCTGCTGCTTTAATGGAGAGGCAGGCAGATGCTGGTATACACCAAGCACTTCTCATAGGGCAGGCACTAAAGATAATTAGTCCTGTTAAGAAGGCTTTGAACTCTATGGGAACTGAAGTTCTAAACAAGCTGAGTCATCTCATGAATTGGTTTGAACTGTCACAGTCAGTTCAAGGGCCGAGAGAAGGTGACAGTACTCGAATGGTACGAGGTAAAGACTTCACCCACCATCAGTTTGAGGTAACCTTTGAAGCTACAGACCCAAGTGAGGATGACAGAAGAATGCTCAGCGCATTGGCTGTCAAACGCGAGCCGGGTCTTATCTCTCGTGCTACATATAGAGAACGCTTCCTTAAAGGTGTAATTCCTAATGGTGAGGAAGAGGAAGAGAAGATAATGGCTGAGCAGGTTGTTGACCAGCTTGTACAGAGCGGAATGCTAGTACAGGAAGTTATGGCACAGATGCAAGCACAGCAGCAACAAGATAACGCACAGCAAACTGCAGACGGACTGGCAGGTCGTATGAGAGATAGAGCTGGCGGTGCAGCAGATGTTATTGGTGGCCCAGAACGAAACATGGAAGGTATCATGGGTGGTGGCGGTGGAGGAAGGATTCCAGTAGGTCTAGAAAATGAAGGCATGGCTAACGCAGGGGTATAAATGGAAAGAGATATAACAGGACGAGCAGTCCAACAAAGTGCAAAGATTGTAGCTCGTGTTTTAGAAAGAGTTACTACTAAAGTACCTCTTGGGCCTTCGCAAGTCAAGATGACACCAGAGGAGATGAGAAGAGAGGTTAGTAAAATGCGTGGGGAGCCATTACTTAGAATGGCTGAGATGCTTGGTAATGAAGAAGTACTACGAGCAATGAGGGAGAACCAGTAATGGCTAGAAAAAAACAAAGGAAGATAAAAGGCTCCAGTTACGGTTCTATGGAGGAATTGCTTCCTCCTTTTCAGCCTCCTAATTCTGGCGCAACGGCGGCTGGTAATGCTCCGGGGAATGGGCAAGGGGCATACGCTCCCCCTGATGAAATGCAAATGATGCCGGAGAACATAGACCCCTACCAATCAGGGCAGCCCGGCGATGTATTAATGAAAACTCCACAAATAGGGTCATGGCTGCCATATACTCAAGAGTGGATGCCGGAGGATATAAGCGGCACTGGGTTAATGTCCTCTATACCATCTGTACGTCCCGGTGGAGTGCATCACGCGCAGGTCTATCCTGACTCCCCATATATGAAGAGCAAGTCTGGGAGATATAATAATAATGTCGCCCACAGTGGGATGATACGAACTGACGGCCCAGAATCTCTTGGCTTAGTTCAAAACGAGCAAGGAGAGTGGGTAAAGGTAAGTGCCATTAGCCCAGATGGGACTCCATCTGCACCACAATCATGGGCGCAAGGTGCAAGGAATTATATTGTTGGGCAGCAGGAAGCAAAACAAGAGTGGATGAATAGGGAAGGAATATCTCCTCAAGAAGCAGATGCGCTAGAGGCTCAGATGATGGAACAGGGTGGAGGGGTACAAGACTTAGCTAAGCTCTATGCTTCAAGTAGAACTGGGCAGATTGGGCCGCCGCAGACATGGGCGCAGGGTGCGCAAGAGTTTAAGAGAAGAGCAGGGGCATCATATGAAGATGATATATATAACAATACAGCACCCCCTATAGAACAAAAAACTCCTGTAGAAACTGTTCCCTCGTTCGCAGAGCAAGTAGGACAGTCTCAGAGGAGCGCGGCGATAGGGCCGGGCTATGGTTCGTATGAAGATATTGAAGGAACTCAAGGGCCACAAAATATTCCTGCGTGGCAAAGGTCTAGTCAGCCTCCTGACACTATTGCGCAACAAGCAGCAGAAGCTACTAGGGCAGGGACATCATATGAACAGGATATGCATGAAGGAACACCTACCCCAGTTGGTCAGGATAGGCTGACAGGAATGCCACAAAAGAGTCTTGCTGAAATGGCAAAAGAAAGACAGACAGCGGTTGGCCCCGGTCAAAGTACAACAGAGACTGGAGATACAGTGGCTCCACCAACAGGGTCAGGGTTTCTGGGTTCTATTGCTGGAAAAATAGGTTCTATTACAGGAGTGACAGACGAAAGGCAAAATCTTTTTGGCATACCTTTTGATAAAGACCCTGCTGGAGGGCATAAAGGTTCTATTACCCACGGCGGTAGAGACACAGGTGTTGAGAAGATAGAAGAAGCACGCGAACTAGAGCAAATGATGGGTGGGGCAGGCGGTTCAGTGTATGGAGGAGTGCCGGGATTAGATTCTGGTTCTCCACTAGAACGCGACCCTGAGTCTCAATATCTATATCCTAGTGGGGAATATGGAGCTGAACCCCCTCGTCAAGCATTCCAGACAGCTTATCAAGCATTAAAAGAAAGGAAGGGTGGGGTAGACCCCTCTGCAGCCGAAACAGCAAATTTATATAAGCAATTTATTGCGCCCGAAGGCGGGCCAGATATAATGGGTGGTATTAATGTTGACCGTACTGTAGAGGCTATTGAAGCAGGTAAGGAAGCATTAACACAGAATCCAGTTGCTGATAAAGTCGAGCAGATAGTAATGGGATTGCCCACTTCTGACGGTGGCGACTTAGATACAGTAGAGGGAAGTGGCTTTGGTAATTATGGAGGTAGGGGAATAGACCACGATAAAGCTGCAGCAGAAGCAGCCGCAAAAGAAGCAGCCGCTGACGACCGAGCTGGTTTATATATGGGCGATGAAAATAATGTGACAGAAGATGGTAGAGAAATTATTACAACAGAAAGCGGCGAAAAAATTCTTGGGCCGCATAGTGACCCACAGTCAAGTACTGCAAGTAGAGTAGGAGGAGAAGGTACTAGGAATGCTGGGTATAGTCCTCAAAATACTATGAATAGTGTAAGTAACATGTCTAGGATATTAGTTGGTGATTTAACCAACCGCGCAAATAGGGATGAGCTGATGCGTAATATGAGCGTTACTATGCCAGATGGATATACTTGGGACAGTGAAACAAAAAAACTTGAATTTACAGGTGGAGCTATAAACATACCGGGGGAGGAACCAGTACCAGCAGACGAAAGTTTGAAAAGAAGCTCTTTAGAAGAGGAAGCTCAACTAAGAGCCGCACTAGAATTAAAAGATATTGCTATGGACAGTCTTAGAAAATATGCTGCTACTGATGCAGATTTGGCTGCTCAGATAGGATTTATGGAAGCTCAGTCTGCACAGGAAACAGCAGACTTTGAGAAGCGGCGCGAAATAACCACTATAAAAGGCCCAGCAGGGGAAGCCGCGCGCAACAAAGTTACAGAGGATGCAACTGCATACACTACTAGTATAAATAATGCTTTTAAAGCTATAGGAAGCGGTGCTGAAAATGCGTATGCTGATGCACATACTGCGCTCTCAGCCCCATTACCACCAGCACCTTCTGGCCTTGGTTGGGACAGTGCCACTGGTACAATGGAGTTCCGAGAAGGTTTTGAAGGAAGAGAGATGGACGAGGCTACACGAAAATGGGTTGCTGCTGTAACACCTGCATTCAAGGCTCGTGACAGATTGGAAATTGCTGTTAGGGAAGGCATAAGATTAGAACAGGAATTTCAAGACAACCAAAGAGAAATACAAGAGGCTGACGAAAGATTTAATATGCACATGGCTACTGCACAAATTGATTCTGCAGAGGAAGCTGCTGCTAAACTAAAAATGGCTGAACAGAAAGCAATAGAGTTTGGGCAGCAAAAAGAATACCTAGAGTTATTAATGGGTATAATGCAAAGCCCAGTACAGATGGGCATGGCTAAACGATATGGACTTCTTGACCAAATAACTACTAAGATGGGCTTCAATATACCAGAGGGGTTAATACCAACAGCTCCTTCTGGCGAGGCGGCTCTTGGAACCCCTAACTATAATGACTGGGTTACTATGGACAAAGAACAGCAGGCTATGGCTATTGCTTCATACGTTGAAGCCGGAGGCAACCAAGAGGAATTTTACAATATGATTGGGAAAAGTCGTCCTATAGCAGGAATGCACGAATCTTCCCAACCAACACAATATGGCGTACTGTAGAAGGAGTATGAATGGTTAACTTTTTACCACCTTGGCAGGAAGACGAAAAAGCACCAGAATTTATTCGTCCTTTAGAAAGCCATATAATTAACCCTATGCTGATTACACAGGGTAAAACTGAATATCATGCAGAGCGCGCTAAGAATCTGGCTACTATGCCACTTGTACAGCAGCAGCATCAAGAGCCGCTTACTATCTCTCAAGGTTACCATCAGGTTGGTATGGACATGGCTGACCCTAATGTGCAGAAAGACCCTGCATGGTGGCAGAAAGCTCTAGCTAAACTTGAGCCTTTAAAATATATAGATATAGTCCCAGAGCTGGCAGTGCAGGCTGTGGAAGGTGTTATTCCGGGCAAGTGGGCAGGTGAAGGTACTGCTCCGCGTGAGAACTTCGAGTCTTGGAAAGCCTTGTTTGGTGAAGACCAAGGAAGTTTTAAACAAAGAATTGATGCTGCAGCGGATGCTTTTGAAAAACGTCCGTTATGGTTCCAGATTGGTGTTGGAATAGGAGCAGGTCTTGTTACATTTGGTACAGGCACAGTTGCTAAAGGGTTAGCTATGGGAGGCAGTAATGCTGGAAAATTAGCAGCCGCTTCGGTAAGAGGTGCTGGATATCTGGTAGACCCGGCTGAGATGGGTGTTCAAGCTGTTAGTAAAAGTGTTAAGGCAACTAATGCCTTTGTAAGAACTGTTCGTGACGGCAAGCCCTACATGGAAAGAGTAACCCCACAAATGATGGCTGTAGAAGGAGGCTCGTCAGATATTGAGGACTTCTATAGCGCAGCACGAAGAAATGAAATACGAACAAGTTTTCATCTAATATCTAATGAACAAAGACTATTAGATTTGTTCCCTTATAACAGCTATGAGAATATGAATGCTCCTTTATTTGGCTATCGTGGGCAGGAAGGCGCGCGTTTTAAGATAGATACAACTACTAACCCCGGCGCACCTTGGGGAGCAGCAGACCATCCTACAAAACTTCCTCCAATATTACATAGAGGCAATGAGTTTAGAAGACTCTTTGGTGACTTGTCTAGGTCACAGCGTACGAGTATAAACGACCCTGTTAATGCAGAAATTCTTGAAGAAGCTAGAGACTTAGCAATACTGGTAATGCAACTAGGAATGGCTTCTAGGCCGGGTGCAATTACAGGACTAACATATAGAGACCTTAAAAATTTCCTTAAAACCCAGACAATAACTGTAAGGGGCAGCAATGAATATAGACAAGGTACGCTCTATAGCTTAGATGAATTAGAATCTCTAGGTGCTGTAGAGAACTATATAACTAGATTAGAGGAGTGGGCAGAGCTTAATAATTTTAAATTAGAAGACAGTACTAGGGCATTTACTTTAGAAAATAAAAAAGATGGCATTGATTTCTTTAAAGCAGGCGCAAGTAATACAAAGAATGAAAATAAGTATCGTAGTACACTTAAAAGAATAGTAGATAAATATAAACCTAATTATGAAATTACGGACGATGCTAAGACTATTCGTAACCAGCGTGTATCTGAAGAATGGCTTATGGGTACGCCTCTTGAAGACCTTCAAATGCAACTGGGGCATGCAGATATAGACCATACTCTTGGGTATATTCATGACATAGATTTGCACATAGGTACACCACAAGATGCTATACAGTCAGTCCCTCTTCGCCAACTCATGCTAGGTGCTGGTGTATTAGAGCAGGCTGCTGCATCCGGGTCAACCGTATTAGAGGATATAGGAAGGAATTTATCTAGCTTAAATATTGCCTTGAATGCTGCAAAAATAGCAGGTGTAGTAGGCAGAGCTAAAGGTAAGACTGTTGGTGGAGAAATAGGAAATGACCTGATGGCTAGGGTTGGGGAGACATACCTGCGTAGTGATGAGCTTAGACATATAAATGTAGATGATTGGAATTTATATAATGCTCAGAGAGACTTGGGGGATGTTGTAGATACATCAGTACTAGATTTAACTGAAGAGGTAATTAGGGTATCTGCAATTCAAGAAATAGTAAAAAACTCACGAAAGGGTTATAATCAGATATTTGCTAAGTTTCGTGGTATATCTTCGCGTAGTTGGAAACCTAAAGTTGCAGGTAAACAAAGAGATATAACATTCTGGGGTAAATTGCAACGTGCAGGCTATGACTTAAAAGGCGATAAACTAGTCAAGCCTACAGACCCTAGGGCTATTCAAGACCGTGCAGACTATGCTGTAGAAACTGGACTTATTAGGGAACTTGGTGACGGTACAACTACACAGAGTGCCGCACAGTGGGATGCATGGGCTTTAGGACTTGCTGAAGAAAGAAAGACTCTTCGTAATATTCTTGATGATTATGGACATTTAAAGTATGTGAAAGATGATGGTACTGTTGGAGGCAAGTCGAGGCATCTTCTACATGAAGTTCTTGACCAATATGTACTTGGTAAAATGTACCACATAAAGCAGCAATGGAATAACTTGGTAAGAGATGGGTTAGTAGATAGTAACTCTGACCATTTTGCTAAGCTAATTGACTATATAATTGACGGAAATGCTAGTGCGAATATAGTAAATGCTAGTGGTTCTGACGGTGCATATTGGAAAGGGCTGAACGAAGCTAAGAAGGCATTAAAGCATTCGGATATATTAGACCCTTACACATGGCGCAATCTAGGCCCACAGCAGTTTAAAGATGTAGGTAACAATATACGAATTAGTACCAAGCCTATTATATATCGTGGTAGAAAAATTGTCATGGCAATAATGCCTGATGGAACTAGACAGCCATTCTACTTTAGAACTGGGAGAGGCGGCCCTCTTGCTGAAGGCAAGGGACGAGAGTGGCGACCCTTTGATGGGATAGCCCCAATCATTTCTGAAAATGGATGGATGGATAAAGCAGTATACGCATTAGGAGAGGCAGACGACCCTGCAAGTGAGTGGTATCGTTATGGTGTAAATAACCATACTATTAGAGAGGTTGCTAGGCACTTAGATAGCATAAGTGACCAGATTCCAGATGGGCCTGTTGCAAATAACTTAGAACAGGTTAATGAGTTTTTACAAGTTAAGTATAATAGCTCTAGGCAAGGGGACTGGCAGGATGGCAAGAACATGGCTTGGGAAGATGTTTCGCCACACGCTGAAGAAATTACAGGTGCTAGAGGATACCTAGAAGCCGACTACAAACAGAAGAACCACCATATAAGAATGTGGCTTAGAGACCCGAATGTTAGAGAAGCATTAAAGATGTACAGGTTTAGTAGGGACAGTAGCCCAGAAAAGATAAGAGAAAAACTTGGGTCGCTTGCTGTTAATACTCCTGATATGTTTGGGCCGGGCTTTACTAAGCTAGCTAAAAATAAAGGTGAGGCAGAGAGATTTCTGGACGACATAACCCAGAGAATGGTTCTCCATAGAGAAGAGTGGTTAGAAGAGTATGCGCATGCAAACGTAAGGGCGTTAGTTGGTAAAGATGCAGAGACAGAAGTATTTACACAATTACGTAAGCCTCTTGGTGACGCTAAAGATATAAGAGAGTACCACGGAATTTCTGTTGAGAGTGCTGTTAAATCTCCAGACTTAGAAAACCATGTGCCTAGAATCAGAAGTGTTGAGTGGATGAAAAGGTTGGCTGCTAAAGATTCGGGTGTACTGGGCTTTTTTAATAAGAACTTATTTCAGACTGCTGTTTCTGCCCTCTCAGGCGGTAAGGCAATGTTTGGAAGAAGTATAATTAAACCGATTGCTGCTAGAGCTTACTTATATTCTAGACATGAAAGGGACGCAATTCATCTTGGAGTTCTAGCAAAAGCTGTTATGGAAGATACACAAGATGGGTTGGGGATGAAGACAATTGATGCTACTGAAGAGATGCAAAGATTAGGTATTATGAAAGGTAACCAGTACTTCTCTGCGCTAGAACTTCGTCCTTTAGAAGAAATAAGGAAGTTTGAAAGTCTACAAAGCACACAAAATATATACGCACAGATAGGTAGACTAGCAAATAAAGCAAGTAAGGAAGGTTTTAAACCAGCACTCAAGAAGATAACACGCGTTACAGGGTTGCACGAGCGTGGTTATGATGAAGCTGCCCAGATAGGGGATGACCTATCTAATCCTTCTAATATGCTAAGACAGGTAGACGTAGTGCTGGAAAGAATACTTCCAGAACATTGGGAACATTATTTTAGTAACTTAAAAACCGCTGACGGACAATACACGCAACAGTGGCATGCTCTTAGGTATATTAAAGAGTTACAGAATCAAGTAGACCAAGTCGCTAAAAGTCGCGGACTAGATATTGTTGCAAGTATAAGAGCCAATGAAGGAACATACTTAGCTAACTATTTCCCAAGACTTTACAGAAGAGGAGACCAAAGATACAGGCTTGGCGCGCCCCAAAGAGAAATTGGTAATATATCGCGGAATAACTTTGTATCACAGTTTCAGCCAAGACAGTTGCCAGATATACTAGACCAACTTGGTAAATCTCTAAATACTGTAAGCAAGACATCAGACGAACTAATAGCTTCTGTTCTTGAATCTACAGATGACCGTTTAGCAATGTACTATGAGTCTATAATGAAAGAAGCTACTGACTTACAGACAAAGAAACATATTCTTGACATGGACTATTCTAAGAACTACGCCAAGGGTGTTAAAGAATTTAAACAGAAAGATGACGAGTTAGATAATTTAAGTAATTTGCTTAATGCTAAACTAACAGGTATGGTTACTGGAGATGCAAAATGGACTGCTAGAGCGGATAAACTATTACGTTCTAATTACATAAAACACTATAACTGGTTGGTAGACGATAACCCTGCATCAGTGGAACGCGCAAGAGCAGCACAAGACGAGATATTTAATTATATTGACCAAGAGCGTATGCAACTTGGATATGAAAAAGAATTAGTAGAAGGACAGCGAGTAATATCAGATGACTGGATGCGAGCAGTATGGAAGAAGTTACCACCTGCTGAGCAGCAGGCTGCGCGCGAACAATTAGAGCTGACAGCTCCTGCACTTGTAAAACCTATTACAGAACTTGGTAAGCAGGCATATCCTATTACTAACATACTTCGCACATTTAAAGCTGGTATTGACGTAGGTGCGCCTATGATACACGGTTTTAATGCTCTTGTTAGGCTTCCAATGCTAGATGGTAAGTTTGACCTTGCCTCTCAAAAGGCTTGGTGGACTGGTGTTAAGCAGATGTATAGGTTCTTGTGGAATCCAGACAATCTGGACACCTATATTGTTGATAATTATGCACTTAGGCAGGAGGCTAGTGAGTGGATAAAACTAGGTTCTGCAGAGCCTTTATCCGCAGCTTTAGGTGAGTCAGCATTTATGCAAAGGTTTAAGAAGAATGCTTCGAAGGCTTGGATTAAAAGTCCACTGCCGGGCGTACAGGGCAAGCCAGACTTTAGATTACTAGATAGATTTGAGTCAGGATTCGTTGGGTATACAGATGTGCTACGTCTTGAACTATATAAAGCGTTTAAACCTTCTGTAGACAGGCAGCTACGCAGGGACTACCCAAAAATTAAACTGGATGATACTGCAGACCCTATAGTAAGAAATGCCTATCATGAAATGGGCGCGACCATAAATAAGATGACTGGAGTATTTGACCAAGAACTGGCAGCACAGTCTCCTATGCAGAGAATACTAGAGTCTAGCTTACTATTCTTCGCCCCGATGTATAGACGAGCAGTGTATGGTATCATAGCTGATATATTCAGAAGCTCTGAAGGTGGATGGACAGCCGTTCCGGGCCAGAGTCTAAGGTCTAGAGAAGCTCTAAAGCAGCTAACTGGAGTAGTCGGCGTAGGAGCTATGATAGCTTCGTTAGTTGACATGACTGGAAATAACCCAGAAGGTGCAGGAGATATAGAGAACTTTATTATGCATGGGGATGACCCTAACCTAACTCATAAGTTTGGTAAAATGAATATCTCTGGAGTACATACAGGTATTGGCACAGCATGGTGGACAGCTTTTAGATTGGCTAGTGACCTAGCAATGATAGGGTACGGTGAGGATAAACCCCTAGACGATGAGAACAACAACTGGATGAAAGACAATGCAGTACTTAGACTACTGCAGAGAAAGGGCAGGTCACAGCTTGCTCCGGGTGCAGGTTTGTTAACGGACTTTGTACTAGGTAAGTCATTCTCTGGAGACCCTCTAAGAGACCCTGATGGGCTTTGGGGATACGACTGGTCAGAATCAGTATTCCATGTTGGAAAGGCTGCATTCCCATTCTGGCTAGATGGTGCAGCGTCTGGTAGTTGGGGTGATGGGTCAGCACCTTTAATGATGACTAGTGAAGCTCTAGGATTTACCTCCTATAAGATGAGCGCATACGATAGGCTATCACAGGCCAGACAGTATCATCTAGCGACTTCACAGATAGAGGAGATAAAGACTTGGAGAGAGGAGGTGGAAAAGGAAAATGGCGAAGTAAACTGGCTTAATGCGTCAGGCCCAGTAAAAAGAATAATTGATGATGAGCTTCCAGATGTAGCTATACTAAAGATGGAAGCCGAAAAAAGGGCTGCCGTATTCGCAGAAGGACAAAGTGGAGAGTATAGAGACTTCTTGTCACGCAAGGCTTACCAGACCCAACTAACCATGCGAGATGTTAGTACGTTTACTATGCAATGGGAAAAGAACGAAATAGATGGTAGGACATTAGGCATGCAGATTGCAAAGGTAAAATACAACAGAGCTAAAAGCAATGAGGCTTTGTTAGCGTCTTACCCTGCATTAGAAAATTATCTTAACGATTTAAAAGCTGGTAAGTCTAATAAAGACAAACTGTTTTGGGGTAAGATTTTCTATGATGCCTACCAAGCTCAAGTAGCACATCATCCAAGTAATATAAATGATGATGGTACTTTCAACTTCCAAAACAGGGAGAACCTACATCTACAGTTCCTAGAAGACCATAATATCGATAACGATGGGAAGGAGATGGCCTATATAAGAGAAGAGCAGAATGCATGGATGGATGCTAACCCAGTACTTAAATCCTATATAGAAGATAGAGAGGCATTAAAACCATACTGGCAGGCACACAAACTTATATGGAAACCCGGTACTAGGGGACATATGCTAGCTTCGTATTATGTTAGTCTCTCTACATCTAATAGAAAAGCACTAAGAGATGCCCGACCAGAATTTGCTGCAATTGACAAGAAGATAAGGGCAACAAGAAAAAGACTAAGAGAGCAAAGTCCTTATTATGACTGGTTACTTGTTAAGTGGGGCTATGTATCTGCACCAACACACGGTAATGTACAAAGACTTAAAGAACAGCAAGATGCTAAGAAAAAATATGCTAGAATGCAGGAGCTAACTAATCCTGATAGCTGGCCTTATGAAAGTCCAAAGAGGGATAGAATATTTGTAAATATATCAGGAAGGATAGAGATAAGAAAAGGTGTAACGGATTCAGAGGTGGTCAGAACAACAGAAGGAGAAAGAGTAAGTTTCTTATCAGAGGAAGACCAAGCGTTATTGACACCGGGACTATAATGTGGTATAATAAAAGTGGAGTACCTGCGTGGGACATCCAAGGAGGCACTAACCGTGGCAGAGTATGACGATAGTAGTCAGGACAGCAGCAGTACTAACGCAGAAGCGGACATCGCTGACGGAGTATCTGACGAACAGAAGAACTGGCAACGACAACTGAACCGGGCCAGAGACCAGAACAAGGAGCTATTAAAGGGATATTTGGAGTTAGGTGAAACCAAGGCAGCCTTATCACGTGTAGAGGGTGCGGTTGAGTCACTTGTTGACCACTTTGCGCAAAGCGGTTACGATGACTCTCCATTGGCAGGAGTCAAGGATAGCTTATCTCAGCAGAGACAGAGGGACACTTCCATGTTGATGCACAGAACCCAGATTGCCGATGTATTACACGACAACGATGCTAATTGGGACGGAGAACAAATGGCAGAAGCTAGGGCTAAGTGGCAAGCAGGAGACCATGCAGGTGCATTGGCCTCAGTACAGTCAGCTTTTGCGCAGCCAGTGGAGAATATAGACGATGAGGTTGAGCGAAGAGTACAAGAACGCCTACGAGAGGCTGGCAGAGGGGTCGATTCTGGCTCCTCTACAGCAGCAGGCAGTCGACGCTTAACACTCAATGACGCTAACATTTCTCCCGGCATGAGCGATGCAGAGATGAAAGCTCGTGCTGATTCGGTATTAGACCAATTTTTTAAATAGGAGTATATAAATGGCAACAGGAGCGGCAGAGTTTATTGACAATACTACTGCTGATGTCTTCATACCAGAAATTTGGTCTACCTTGGCAATTGTCGCACGAGAAGCACAATTAGTCTTTGCTAAGTTAGTAGACCGAAAATTTGAGGATGGCCTTGTAAAAGGGGACAAGATTCATGTTCCTAATATTAGTGATTTAGCCGCAAGGCAGAAAACGGCTAATACGGCTATCACATATGAGACAGTCACAGAAACAAACACAACTATCACCGTAAACCAGCATTACTATGCTGCGATTGCGGTTGAGAGTATAACTAAAGTACAGTCCGACAGAGACATGCTTGCAGCTTATGCAGGCAAATTAGGGTACGCCTTGGGGTTAAACGTAGATGATGCGCTAGCCTCAAGAGTAGAAGCTGACTGGTCTTCACAGACAGTTGGTTCCCTCGCTGCGGAGAATACATACCATGACTATCTGAGGGCTATCCAGTATCTGGATGATGCAAATGCCCCGGCAGACAGTCGGTACTTTGTAATTTCCCCGGCGGCAGAAGTCGGTCTGTTAAAAATGGATACATATATAAACAATGACTATACGAACATTCACGGCTCTGGTCGTGACACTTCGTTAGAAAAGGCTTATATATCTTCCTTCCTCGGAGTACCAGTCTACAAGTCTACTAACGTGGACGGTAGCAACTCTGCAGGACACGACAACACACTCTTCCAACGCGAGGCCCAAGCACTAATAATGCAGATGACCCCGGACATGCACACTATGTTTGACATAGATTACTTCGCTGATAAGGTTGCTATCGAGCAGCTATACGGCGAGGAGGTCATGAGGTCTGACCACGGAGTTTGGATTAAAGGAGCATAGATGACAACGAAGAAGAGTAGTACTGACGCACTGGGAGAGATTTTAGAAAAGCTAGGGGCTATGGAAGACCGACTTTCCGAGATGGAAGAGAAGTCTTCTCAGCCCCAAAAGCTATTTGTAACTGAGCCTTTACCAGAGACTGAACAGATACCAGAAGGGACTAAAGTTAGGCTAAAAGAGACTGCGGAAAGACATGCTGTAGTTATGAGTAAGTTTGATTCTTTTAGTTCTGATGTGCAAGAAGCTATAAAAGCTAATGGCATTGCTGGTACTATTGGCCCAGACTTCTACCATATAAAAGATGGTAACCATAAGTATAAGGTTATCTTCAAAGGACTAGGAAGCTGGGGGGTTCGTATATCGGACATGGAATTAATTGAGTAACGAAATACCATTAATAGATGTGGAGAAAGTCCAGAAACGCTTAGACGCGAAGAAGGACAATCCCTATACAGTTTTGGAAGGCAGTTGCCACGTACCAGTAGACGCAAGTAAGGGACTAAAGAAGTCACACTTAAAGACTACAGCAGATACGTTTCTGAGTACGATGATGAAGCGAGGGTACGAACTGGCCTCGCAGCTACGGCTTAACGGCCCCTATCCTGCAGTAGAAATGGATAGTGATGTAGTAATAGAAGACATGGAAGAATGGCGCATTCGAGCGGTATTCAAAAAAGATAAACCTGATTTTACAAGGATAGAATTAGACCCGGCACTCATAAAGGAGTAGATAATGGCTAACCCGGTACAACATGTCCCAAGCCGTCAGAACCTTAGAAACACACTGGGGCTGGCTAGGGAGTTTGGATTTTTAGAATTTAATACAACAGACCATGTGGTCTGGGATGATGACTTTTTAGGTGATACACTTCATGGTGGTTACCAAACTACAGCGGCTAGTGGAACCGCACTAGCAATTGCAGCAGGAGTTAATGGTGTAGCTACACAGGTTACACAGGCTTCTAATGACGCGCACGCAAACTTTACTCTAGGACTAGACTGGCAAGGCCAGTTAATGTGTGCTATGGCAGCCAGAGTAAAAATAGATGCTATAACAAATGTTAAGATGGAAATTGGATTTACTGATGTCGTATCAGGAACTGATGCTGCGGCAGTTAATGACCTTGACGGAGCCACATTTACAGCTACAGACTGCGCAGTGTGGGCATTTGATACAGACGATACTACAGACAATTGGAAACTTGCTGCAACCTATGATGGAGGCACTAACGATACAGTAACTGATGCAGGTTTTGCGCCAGTTGCAGATACGTATGAGACTCTAATTGTGGCACTTGAAGGAACTAGAACTGCTGGAACTACAGATGCTTGGACTTCTCCAGCTACAGTACACTTCTATAGGCTTAATACAAATGGGTATCAAACGTACAAGTCAGCCCCTATAACAACAGGGCCAACAAGCAATACGCTTATAACACCCCATCTTAATGTTACTACTAGAAACGGAACTGCAAACACTATGTCAATTGACTTTCTAAAGGTTTGGCAGAGGAGAACAGCAGACTAATGGGAAACTTTCATCAGACCATGTTCGCGAGTGCAACAAGAGCGGCTGGAGCGCACACAAGTAATATCATAACAAACCACACTGGTAAGGGTGGGGTATTCTACTTGGACATCACAGCCGAGGGTGGCACTGCGACTCTCGATGTTAAACTGCAAGGTTTAGACCGTATAAGTGGAGACTGGTTTGATTTGGGTAACAACGTAATGGGTACAGGTGCTTACGCATACGCACAGGCGAGTGGCGTAACTACTGGCCCCACGATATTAACTGTCTATCCGGGTCTTACAGCAAGCGGCAATGCGGTATGTACAGGAATACTGCCTGTTACTTTTAGGGCGCACGCCACAGTAGCAGGCTCTAGTACTCCTACATTTACATTCTCTTTAGGAGTTGAAATAATTAATTAAGGAGGCCGCATGGCTAACGAACTGCGCCATAAAGACGTAGGAACCGCGCTGTCCAAGTCTGAGTGGGAAGACGTAAGCTCCCACATACTAAACAGTCAGGCAGCCGGGGATATAATATACGCCTCCTCAACAACTCAGTTATCAAGACTGGGCATCGGAGCCGCGAAACAGATACTAGCTGTTAACAGTGCAGGGACTGCTCCCGAATGGACGAGTAGCCCTCCTGTAGTTACAGCTCTAGTTCCTGACGCGGCTGATGGAGCAACACTAGGAACTGCTTCTGCAGAGTTCTCAGACCTATACCTAGCAGACGGCGGTGTGATATACCTTGGTAATGACCAAGATGTAACGATTACACACGTTGCTGACACTGGTATTCTGCTAAACTCTACAATGCAAATCCAGTTCAATGACGCGTCCCAGTACATTAATGCTCCTAGCGGTACGGTACTGGACATTAACGCTACAGATGAGATTGAGCTAAATGCTACACTAGTTGATGCTAATGCAAATCTAAACGTTTCTGGTACATATACTGGTGGTGGCCTTATGACCACTGGCGGTAATATAGTTATACCAGATGGGGGTAATATAGGTTCTGCTAGTGATACAGACGCCATAGCAATCTCGTCTGGTGGAGTAGTCACAATGAACCAGATACCAGTGTTCAGTGCTGGTATTAATGTGTCAGGTGGGACAATAACAGGTACTCTGGCTACTGCTGCTCAAGGACAGGTAACATCACTTGGCGACCTAACTGCGCTAACTGTGGATGATGTAGCTGTAGATGGTAAGGTTATTACCATGACTGGTAGTGCTAGTGATACGGCAGTATTTACTGCTGGAACTAACGGCACACTAAGTATAGTTACAACTGATGCGGCTGCAGCGGCAGCTAACATCCAGATAACAGCAGACGGTACAGTAGATATTGACTCAGCAGGCGTACTGACATTAGACTCAGGCGCAGCTATCAATATAGAACCTGCATCCGGGTCTGCCATTTTACTAGATGGTACTATAAGTATTGACGCAGGTGTTGTGACAGGTGCTACAAGTATTACGTCTACAGCCTTTGTCGGTGCTATCGATGGAGTTGTAGGGGGTAATACTCCTGCTGCTATAACTGGCACAACTATAGACGCTAATACTGACTTCACTATAGGAGACACCGTAATAACTAATGGGGTTATTACTGATACTTCTGGGCTTTCTATTGCTGCTGCCGTTGACCTTGGTGCTAACACACTAACTTCAACAGGAAGTCTTCAGGTTCGTACCATTGATTATTCCGATGGCGACAACGCCATAACAATAGCTGATGGTGGAGGTATTACAGTTCCACAAGATGCTACGTTTACAGGGGATATCTCTGCTCAGTCGGGTAGGTTTGTTACGAGTTCCACTGGAACATCTGCACAGGTTTTAATAGGGGCTCATGGTACATATAATGCTGTTCTAAATTCTCCTGAGTCCTTCTTTATAAATATTGATTCTAATAATGGACAGACGGATAGGTATTTTGCCATTGGTGCTAATGGAACCACAGATGGAACAACGTCTTTGTTTAAGGTTCTAGAAACTGGATATGTAGGAATAGGAGAATCAGCACCTGCTAATTTACTGCACGTTAAGGTTAGTGATACAGGCATCGCACCACATGCTTCAGCACAGATAGTCTTAGAAAGAGATGGTACAAACTACCTACAGTTTTTAACTGGCAATGATGGAACATCGGGGTTGTTGTTTGGGGATGAAGACGACAATGATGTTTCCAAGATTTACTACGACCACAATACCAAGAGTATGATTTTCGCCGTTGAGACTGACAGTGTCATAACGATTGATTCTGATGTTGGAGATAGGCGTATCACTTTAGGTGATGCTGGAGATGAGCAAACCACAGAAGGGTTGCTCTATTTAAATCCTAATACACATACAGTTGGTGCTAACCGCCCATTCCACTATATGTATTTGTCTAATAACAATGCAATAACAATACCTTCTGGTACTGCAAGTCTTGTTACAGGCATAAACATTGAAGCTCCTAACATCACAGCAACAGGTACAGTAACTAATACAGCATCACTGCGAATTGCAGGGGCGATGACAGAAGGCGGTACTGGCAACTATGCCCTCTGGGTAGATGATGGGGTAAGTAGGTTTGATGGTAAGGTAGGAATTGGTGGTGTAACAAATCCTGCGTCTTATCATGCCAATGCCGATGACCTTGTTGTTTATTCAACTGGTCAAACTGGAATTACTATAGCTACCAATGACCAGAGTACAGGTAGGGGGTCTCTTTATTTCTCTGATGGAACGGCATCAGATGCGGAAAAACACGCAGGATATATTCTCTATACTCACTCCAATAATAATATGTACTTTGGGACGGCTGGCAACGCCTCGTCGTCTTTTTATTTAGATGCCAGTCAAAATGCCATATTTAGTGCAGGGGTTACGGTATCAGGTGCTTTTGAAGCAAACGCTGGGGCAATCTTCAATGAAGGTAGTGTAGATGCTGACTTCCGTATCGAGAGTAATGGTAACGCCAACATGTTTGTTGTTGACGGTGGTGCTGATGTAGTAGGTATAGGTACTACTCCTAACGCAAACTATGGCGTTTATATAAATAAAACTTTTACCGCTACAGGATGGCCATCTCAGTTCAGGGTTTCTGGCTCGCTAACTGGTGCGGTTGATACTGAGATGCACGTTATAACAATGGGTTCTAACACATTGATAGAAGCGGCATCGGGAACTCATGCACTTGCTACAGGGATGGCTTTGTATGCACCCACACTGACAACTACAGGCGGTGCAACTACCACCACTGCGTCAACCTTTTATATCAATAATGCTATGTCAGGAGCTACCAGTAGCTACGCTCTGTTTGTGGACGCTGGAACCTCTAGATTTGATGGAGTTTGTTTACATTATGACGGTGTTCAGCTTGGGTATTCAGGAACGAATACTGGTGAAGAC